ATTCCGAGACATGGTTCTCCCCTGCTGGTTACAACAGAGGAAACCTGAGAAATGCAACTAAACTTGCATATTCTCCAAAACAGTCTGAGAGAGACAGACTCTACACTGCAAGAATCAACCCTGTTGTTTCTTTCCCAGGTCAGGGTATCGTCCTCTTCGGTGATAAGACTGCACTTTCTTCTCCATCTGCTTTCGATCGTATCAACGTTCGTCGCTTGTTCATTGAACTGGAGAAAAACATCGCTAGATTCTCGAAATTCCAATTATTTGAGATCAACGATGAAATCACACGCGCTGGATTCAAAGGTGCTTGTGATCCATATCTGAGAAATGTTCAGGGAAGAAGAGGTATCTACGACTTCTTGGTCGTTTGTGATGACTCTAACAACACTCCCGATGTCATTGACCGTAACGAGTTCCAGGCTGAGATTTACATCAAACCTGCAAGGTCGATCAACTTCATCACGATCACCTTCGTTGCCACTAGAACGGGTGTTTCTTTCAATGAATTAATTGGTTGATTTTAATAAATAACACACGGAGCTAAAAGAAAATGGCAAAAGGCATTTCAGAGTTTAAATCAAAACTAACTAGAGGGGGCGCACGCCCCAATCTATTCTTGGTGAGACTCAACTTCCCTAACCTCGCTGGGGTTGTTGATATCGGTTCGGATTCTTCCAAGACCGCAACAGAAACTTCCGAGTTTCTTGTTAAGACCGCACAGATCCCCGCATCTAGTGTTGGTGTAATCGAAGTACCTTACAGAGGTAGAATGCTCAAGGTTGCTGGCGACAGAACCTTTGAACCATGGTCGGTAACTGTTGTTAACGACGGTGATTTCAACATCCGTAAGGCATTCGAGAAGTGGTCTCGTGGAATCAATGCTCACACCGAAAACGTTGCTCAATTGGGTTACGGTGCTGACGGTGGTGAGACATATTGTAGAGATATGACGGTTTATCAACTAAGCCGTGACGGAATCAAACCTTCCAAAACACCTCAGAACATTGAAGCTCCTGGGGTCGATGGTATGGATGTTGTCCGTGCATATCGCTTCTACGATTCCTGGCCATCCGCAATTTCTGCAATCGATCTTTCTTACGAATCGAATGATCAGATTGAAGAGTTTACAGTTGAATTCCAGTTCAACTATTTTGAAGTCACAAAGAACTCTTTACAGAACTGATAAATAGTATTGATATAGAAATACTATTACAAGATGGCTGAACTATTTGGATTTTCTATCGAGGCTAGAAAAAAGCAGGGGAAGGTATATTCTCCTGCTCCTCCAGATAGTGATGACGGCACCTCAGCAGTAGCTGCAGGTGCCTATTTTGGTCAATACCTAGACCTCGATGGCGTAGGAAGACATCAAAACGATTTTGAGTTTATCCGTAAATATAGGGAGATTGCGCTACATCCCGAGACTGATTCCGCGATTGATGACATCATCAATGAATCAATCAGTAGCGATTTGGATTACGCACCTGTAGAGATTGAACTGTCAAATCTCTCAGCGAGCGACAAGATTAAAAAATCTATCCGCGACGAGTTTAAGCATATTATTCGTCTGTTAGATTTTGATAAAAGAGCACACCAGATTTTCCGTCGTTGGTATATTGACGGTAGAATCTTCTATCATAAACTCATTGACTTTGAAAAACCAGAAGAAGGTATCAAAGAACTGAGATATGTTGATGCTCTTAAAATTAAAAGAGTAAGAGAAGTCAAGAAAGAAAAACTCAGAGGAGTAGAACTCGAAGCTGGTTTAAAACTTGATTACGGTGAGACTGTAGACTATTACGTTTACTTCCCAAAAGGTTATAAAGGTAGTGATAACCAAGGAGTTAAGATTGCCGCAGATGCAATCGCATATGTTCCTTCTGGTGTTATGGACCATAACCGAAATATGGTTCTGTCTTATCTTCACAAAGCAATTAAGTCTGTCAATCAGTTGAGAATGATTGAAGACTCTCTAGTCATCTATAGAATTTCTAGAGCACCTGAACGTAGAATTTTCTACATTGATGTTGGTAACCTGCCCAAGATGAAAGCGGAACAATATCTCCGCGAAGTCATGGGTCGTTATCGCAACAAACTGGTCTATGATTCATCGACTGGTGAAATGAGAGATGATCGCAAGCACATGAGTATGCTTGAAGACTTCTGGTTGCCTCGTAGAGAAGGTGGTCGTGGTACTGAGATCACAACACTTCCAGGTGGACAGAACTTAGGTGAACTAGAAGACGTTAAGTATTTCCAGAAGAAACTTTATAAGTCTCTGAACATTCCACTCTCAAGATTAGAATCCGAATCTTCTTTCACTATCGGTCGTTCTAATGAGATTACTCGCGACGAACTGAAGTTTGCAAAGTTTGTTGGTCGTCTCCGTAAGCGTTTTTCGGAACTGTTCCATGATATCCTAAAGACACAACTCATCCTCAAGGGTATTGTTACTCCTGAAGACTGGGATGAATTAAAAGAAGATATCCAATATGATTTCATCTTCGATAATCACTTCACTGAACTGAAGGAAATGGAGATGTTAACTGAGCGTATCAACGCTGTTAACCTCTGCGAACCATTCCTCGGTAAATACTATTCTGTCGATTATGTCCGCAGACAGATCTTGAAACAGACGGAGGATGAAATCGAAGAGATTGATGCCCAAATCGCAAAAG